TGCCTTACCTTTTCTTAAAATCCTAGGACAACTTTCACCAGAAGTTAATAAACGTGATGGTAAGTATGTTGAAGGTGCAGAACCCGGAATGATTTTTAATTCCGTGACTGGAGAGTTGTATGATGGAGTGAAAGGCTTAGATGTCATTCCTGCATTTTATAAACTCGAGTACATCGAATGGAAAGATAGAGGAGACGGACCAGGTGCACCAGTTGCAATCTATGATTCATCTTCTGATATCATGTCCAAAACAAAAGCAGATGCAAACTATAAAGATAGGCTACCAAACGGTAACTATATCGAAAAGACTGCATCGCATTTTGTGATTATAAATGGAGACAGTCCATCGACTGCGTTGATCTCTATGAAATCTACTCAATTAAAAATTAGTAGAAAATGGAATTCAATGATGTCGGGCATAAAACTAAAAGGTAAAAACGGTTTATATACACCGGCATCTTTTAGCCATATTTACAAACTAAAGACTACTCAAATGTCTAATGACAAAGGCACTTGGTTTGGTTGGGAAGTAAGTAAAGTTGGTCCTATTACTGACGCAAGTCTTTATCAACAAGCTAAATCGTTTTCTGAAAACATCTCTAAAGGTGCAGTGAAAGCGAAGCATGGTGAAGAAAAACCAGCGGAAAGTAAAAGCATTATATAATTCTCTAAGAGAATAAGTGCACAGCATGGGCCAATTGGGAGACTGAGTGGCCCATGTAGACAGGATAATTATGCAAGAATATATAAAGATATTTAATGGCTATAGACATGCGTATGGTATCGCAGATTGGACTAACGCCATTATTGATCCAGAAAGTGGTAAGAAGAAACCTGTATACAGATGGAACTATGAAGAATTTACTGACGCAATTTATCAAGAACATTTAAACGGAAACATATCTGTTGGCATACAGCCTACCAATGAAAAAGGGACTGCTGTATTTGGAGTCATAGATGTAGATCCTAAACAATATGAAGACTTTGACAAAAAATTTTATTTAGAAACTATTCAAGAATATAAACTACCATTGGTGCCGGTTGAGTCTAAGAGCGGTGGACTACATTTATATTTGTTTATGAATGAATTTGTACAATCAACAGTTATTGTATCATTCTTAAGTAACCTACTACCTATATTTAATCTTAAACCAGACTGTGAAATATTTCCTAAACAAACACAACTAACAAAGGATCCGGAAACAGGGATTTTAAAACCAGGACAATTTATAAATCTACCATATTATGGCGGAGAAAGACGTGCTGTTAATATTGATGGTACATTTTTTACATTAGAACAATTTATAAAAGTTGTAGATGCAAATACAACCAGTGCAGATGAATTAAAAACTATTACAGAAGATATGGAAAAACAATCTATGGAGGGTGTAGATGAAGATTTTGTTGAAGGACCTCCTTGTCTTGGATTGATATCTAAAATATCTAATCAATCTAATTTTGATGGTAAAGACAGATTTATGTATAACTACCATGTGTTTGTTAAAATGAAATACCCAGACAATTGGGAACAGAAAGTAAAAAATGCACCAGTAAAATACTTTGCAAGAGAACACGCTAACGCATGGGATGATAATAAATTAAAACAAAAAACAAGATCATGGAACAGATCAGAAAAAGGTTACACTTGTAATCAAAGTCCTATTAGTGATTTTTGTAAAAAGGGTATCTGTGTTAAAAAGAAATTTGGTATACTGGCAGGATCAAAAGGACAGTATCCTGTATTAACAAACTTAAGAAAGATAGATATAGAACCAGATCCAGAATATGAATTTGATGTTACTAAACCAGATGGTATTGGTAAGGCAACAGTGCATTGTAAAACAATTGAACATGTAACAGACCAACGTAAACGTAGAAACTCAATAGCAAAAGCTGCAGGGTTTCCACCACCAATTATAAAAGCACCAGAAGATCAAACAGTTTTAGAAGCTTTGTTTCAAACACAAAAAATAATTAATCCACCAGTAGGTACATCACCGAGAGAAAAATTACATGATGTATTGCATGCAAAAATAAATGGACCTAAAGCTATGAACGATGCATCATTTAAATCTGGCACAGTATTAGTAGAAGATGGTTACGCATACTTTAAGTTTGATAAATTTTATGACAAACTAAAATCTAAGAACTGGAAACATGGTGAAGACAAAACAGGTGTTATGATGAAAACTAATTACAAACATTGTGACATACAATTTTTAGAACAAAAAAGATATCCAAGCACAGTAAAAAATAAATACAATACCCCTACGAAGAACATAGTTTGCATAAGTATAGAACAATTCAAAGATATAAAAATTAATCACACAAAAATAAAACACAACACGGAGATAATGTAGTGGCGAAGTATTTAATAATTTTAACACTCCTAACAGGTTGTTCATACATTGATGATAAATTTAATCCTACAACTACTTTAATAAAACATATAATAAAAGGACAAAAGAAATGAAAGCTGTTAGAAAAATCTTAGGTCCACCAGGTACAGGTAAGACAACTAAACTTATTAAGTATGTAAAAACATTTGTTAAATTAGGTACACCTATTGATAAGATAGGATATTTTGCATTCACAACTAAAGCAGCAAACGAAGCTATTGATAGAATGTTAGACTACCACACAGCTTTTAGTAGAAAAGATTTAAAATATTTTAGAACCCTACACTCACTGGCCTTTACACAACTAGGTATGAAGAAAAGTAATGTAATGCAAGACGAGCACTACCAGGACATAGGCCGTAAATTAGGAATAGAAGTTACTGTTTATTCTAACGGTGAAGAGAAGACAGGTTTTGTAGATTCCGATAGTGAATACTTTAATATAATTAATGCAGCAAGAATAAAGAATGTAACTGTAGAAGAAGAATACAACACCGACATGTATTCAGAAGACATAGACAAACATCTATTACAAATTTTAAAAGAAGAAGTAGAAAATTATAAACAAGCTTATGGTCTAGTAGACTTTACCGACATGATCGAAAAATTTAATGTGGCCGAATTGTGTCCGAAATATGATGTAATATTTATAGATGAAGCGCAAGATTTATCGCCAATACAGTGGAAAATGTACGATATACTTAAGAAAAACTCTAAACATGTTATACTAGCCGGTGATGATGATCAAGCCATTTATGGTTGGGCAGGTGCAGATGTACAACGATTTCAAGATGAGCCTGCAAAAAACATAGTTTTGCCACAATCTTACAGGGTGCCACAACAAGTGCAATTTGTTGCCGATCAAATACTAAGTCGCATACCAGATGATAGGCGTATTAAAAAAACATGGGCACCGCGTCCGGAATCAGGGACCGTGGAACATATAACGGCAATAGAAGATGCACCTTTGTATGAAGGTGATTGGTTAATTTTATCTAGAACTAATGACAAATTAAATAAATTAAAATCTGTTTTAAAAGATATGGCTATTTACTTTGAATTAAAAGGTAGAAAGAGTTATAAGACAAGATTGTATACAGCAGTAAAACATTACACAAGATGGCAACAAGGAGATTTATTATCTCTATCTGAAGTAAAAGATGTTTTAGAACAGACAGGACAAAGTCCAGATCCTTTTCCTACAGAAGAAAGAATGTATGATCTATCAGAGTTTGATCATTTAAAATCACATGATTGGTATGAAGTGTTTACACAAGACTACGAAGAATGTTTGTACATTAGAGAAATGCTACGTGGTGAAGAACAACTATCTAAACCTGCAAGAGTAAAGCTGTCTACAATACATGCAGCAAAAGGTGGGGAAGCAACAAATGTTTTAATTATTTTAGATAACACAAAAAAAATAAGAGAAGCAGTGGACAAGAGCGAAGACAAACACGATGAAGAGCACAGAGTTTGGTACGTTGGAGTTACACGTACAAAACAAAATTTATATATAATGACAGCTAAACAGGAGGACAAAGGTTATGACATCGAAAGCATTACATAAACAAGTTTCGGGAACTCATTACATGTATATGGAAATACAGCCGGCAGAGTTTATAAACAAGAACAAATTGCTTTTTGCAGAAGGGAATGCTATAAAATACATATGCAGACATTCTCGCAAAGGGGGAATAGAAGATATAGATAAAGCAATACATTATTTAGAAATGATAAAAGAAAGGGACTATGGAACCAAATAACCACATACCACATTACATGGGTTTGTTTACGTGTCTATTAGTTTTGTGTTACTTGATATGAAAAGAAGTGTAATTAGAAAAACTATTAAAATAGATAAACATAAATTTAATTTAGAAATATATCCACGACTAGTTGACTGGGAAATATTTCCACACAACTACAACGCTGCTTTGTATGCATTTAGCAACAAAGATAAACTAACAAAACAAATACAAATTAACCACGTATATCAAAAGGAAACAAAATGAAGATACCTACCTTTAGCGCACAAACAGAATGGGTTATACCTAAAGAATTTCCTGACCTAAGACAGGTTGACGAAATTGCAATTGACTTAGAGACAAAAGACCCAGACTTAATTAAAAAGGGATCTGGATCTATAATAGGTAATGGAGAAGTTATAGGAATAGCTGTAGCAACTGCACATTACAAAGGATACTTTCCTATTGCACATGAAGGTGGTGGTAACATGGATCGTAATAAAGTTTTAGAATGGTTTCAAGATATTCTTAAAACAGATTCTACAAAAATATTTCACAATGCAATGTACGATGTGTGTTGGATAAGAGCTATGGGTCTAACAATTAATGGTATGATTGTTGACACAATGATAGCGGCAGCTGTGACTGATGAAAATAGATTTAGATATGATCTCAATAGTTTGTCATGGAAGTATTTAGGTTTTGGTAAAAACGAAGCAGCACTTGCGGAGGCAGCAGCTGAGTGGGGTATAGATCCAAAATCTGAAATGTATAAACTACCATCACTAAATGTTGGTAGCTATGCTGAAAGAGATGCAGAAGCAACGTATGGTTTGTGGCAAGAGATGAAAAAAGAAATTATAGCACAAGACCTACAATCTATTATGGAGTTAGAAACAGATTTATTTCCATGTCTGGTTGACATGAGATTCAAAGGTGTACGTGTAGATGTAGAGAGAGCACACTCACTAAAAAAAGAATTAATCAATGAAGAGAATGGTTTATTAAATGCAATTGAAAAAGAAACTAATGTACGTCCACAGATATGGGCGGCAAGTAGTATAGCAGATGTATTTGAAAATTTAAAAATACCATTTGAAAGAACAGAAAAAACACAAGCACCATCATTTACAAAAAACTTTTTACAAGAACACAAGCACCCTGTTGTAAATATGATTGCAAAGGCAAGAGAAGTAAACAAAGCGCATACAACTTTTATAGATTCTATTCTTAGATACGAACACAAAGGTAGAATTCACGCAGAGATAAATCAATTAAGAAACGCTGGGGGTGGCACGGTTACTGGTAGGTTCTCCTACCAGAATCCAAATCTACAACAGATACCTGCACGTAACAAAGACTTAGGTCCTAAAATAAGATCTTTATTTATACCAGAAGAAGGTTGTAAGTGGGGAGTCTTTGACTATTCACAACAAGAGCCTCGTCTTGTTGTACACTACGCAGCATTATATAAACTACCATCAGTGTATGATGTAGTTGATTCTTATGAATCAGATCCTAACGCAGACTTTCACCAAACTGTAGCAGACATGGCAGAGATACCAAGAACACAAGCTAAAACAATTAACCTAGGATTATTTTATGGTATGGGTAAAGCTAAACTACAAGCAGAGTTAGGTGTTAGTAAAGACAAAGCTGCAGATTTATTTAATACGTATCACGCAAAAGTACCGTTTGTAAAACAACTAATGGACAAAGCATCTAACAGAGCGCAAGACAGAGGCCAGATAAGAACTTTACTTGGCAGACTATGTAGGTTTCACTTGTGGGAACCAAACAGTTTCGGTATGCATAAAGCTATGACACATGAAGATGCGTTGGCGGAACACGGACCAGGGATAAAAAGAGCATATACTTATAAAGCATTGAACAAATTAATTCAAGGTAGTGCAGCAGACATGACAAAAAAATCTATGTTAGAATTATATAAAGAAGGAATTATACCGCATATTCAAATACACGATGAATTAGATCTATCAATAGAGAATGACGCACAGGCAAAAAAGATAATTGAAATTATGGAACATGCTGTTAGTCTGGAAGTACCAAACAAAGTTGATTATGAATGGGGAGAAAATTGGGGGGAAATAAATAGTTAATGGCTTATTTAAATGCAAACATACCTGTCATAGAATGTTATGTCAGAGGTAATTACTTAAGAGATCAAAAAGATTCACACGATAAATATTTTGAAGTAGGTGTATTTGGTTTTAGTTCTATACCAAACAGAGTACCTTTGTTTCATTTCCTAATGGAAGATGGGGGTCTATGGTGGCGAGCACCTATCTCAGCTTTCTGTACTAAACCAGGTGTAAAAGAATTACCACTGGATGAATTAGTTATGTGGGACAGCTTTAGCTATAACGTAAGCGTCACAACTTTTTATGAGTTAGCTGGTGCAACAATGCAATACACATCAAGACGTAAAGTAAAACGTAAAGGCAAATATTTATTTACTATTGACTGGTGCGCAGGTGACTTCAATGAGTTAAATTTCGGTTATGCAGAGAAACCGGACCAGCATAAATGCGGTCATGTACTGCAATTAGAGGATGGAAACTTTGCAATACAGCCTAATAATAGGCTTAAAATGTTTGATGCATCAATGGGTGTAGACCCATCAAAAAACTTGATTAACAGACTTGTTACAAGTAAGATATACTCCGTAGAAAACTCAGCTAAATGGATAACTGATGAACATGAAGAAGGCAGTTATGACTATCAGTTGAGAAACTTGGAGGAAGACAATGATAAATAAATACAAAGAAAAATTTATGGTCTGGCAATTACACTACAGAACAGAGATAATCTGTGCTGCAGTTGGTTTTGTGTTAGGGGCCGTTATATTCTAGTTATGACAATAGAGGTGGCCAGGAATGAATTATTATTTCACCGGAATATTAATTATATTACTTGTCATAATGGCTCTTTTTGTGGAACCAGGGTACGTGCCTAAATGATTGATAGATTTATATATAGATGTTTTTCAGCGCTAGATAATTTATTTGCGTGGATGGGAAAATTATTTACACCTAAGAGACAAAATTTTAGGGATAAGATGAAAAAAAGAAGAAATGGCAAATAAACCATTAAACATCGGAGAAGAGGCACGCGTGCAGATGCCGATGAAGACGGTAGCTAGCCTGATCGTGCTCGTCGCAATGGGCGTCTTCGCTTATACGGAGCTGACGGCGAGGTTGGTATCGTTAGAGACATCACGTGAATTGTTTGAAAATGATTTGCTTAAAAAA